ATGGGAATAGAAAAAGTTCCTGCCAAGATCGATATGCTGCACGGGTCACTTTGGGACAAGCTGCCACGCTTTGCACTTCCGGTTGCAGCCACGGCGATTCTGGAACAGCTGTTTAATGCATCGGATATTGCCATTGTAGGCAATTTTTCAAGCGGGGATAAAACTGTTGCCGTTGCGGCGGTAGGGGCAAACAGTCCGCTGATCGGGCTGATTCTAAACTTATTTATTGGTATTGCACTGGGTGCCAACGTCGTAATTGCCAATGCTATCGGCAGAAAGGACATGCGGTCCGTCAAGAAAGCCGTACATACCGCCTTAATCGTAGCGGTGCTCAGCGGCATTGTGGTAACAGTTATCGGGGAACTGGTAGCAGGAAAAGTCATGGGACTGCTTCACGTGCCGGACGATGTTTTTCCGGAGGCATTGCTGTATCTGCGGATTTATCTGTTGGGGCTGCCGGTCATTTTTCTCTACAATTTTGAAGCGGCAGTGTTCCGGAGCATCGGCGATACGAAGATTCCATTGCAGGCTCTATTGATTTCCGGCGTTTTGAACGTGATTCTGAACTTGTTCTTTGTCATCGTGCTGCATATGACCGTCAACGGCGTGGCAATTGCCACAGTAATTGCCAACGGTGTCAGCTCTTTGATTTTGCTTTGGAAACTGCTGCATACTGACAAATGCGTTCGCGTGTCACGGAGCGACTTGTGCATTGACCGGCAGAGTTTGCTTCGCATTGTGCAAATCGGACTTCCGGCGGGAATTCAGAGTGCTGTTTTTGCAATGGCAAACATTGTGATACAGTCTGCTATCAACAGTCTGGGAACTACGGTGATCGCGGCTTCCAGTGCGGCGTTCAATCTGGAGATACTGGCGTACTACGTGCTGAATTCGTTCAGTCAGGCGTGCACGACGTTTGTGGGACAAAATTACGGGGCAGGCAATATGCGGCGTTGCCGAAAGGTACTGGGGCTGTGTCTGGCGGAAGATGCCATTGCATCTGCGGTGGCAATCGGGCTGATTTTGATTTCCGGTAAATTCCTGCTGTCGATTTTCAACCACGATCCGGAAGTAATTCAGATCGGTTATGTCCGTCTGGTCACCATTTTTTCCGCCTACGTGTTCAGCATGCTGTATGAAGTGATGTCTGGCTATCTCCGCGGATTTGGCATTTCGCTGGTGCCGGCAATTTTGACAACGATCGGTGTTTGCGGAATCCGGTTCGCGTGGATCTATATCGTGTTCCAGAAAAGCCAGACATTCCAGACGATCATGCTGGTTTATCCGGTCAGCCTCGCAGCAACCGCAGTATTGATCGGCGTTGCCCTGCTGGTCTATCGTCCGTCACGGCGGCTGGAAAAGAAAGCTGTATAAGGGAAACACTGCATAAATCCCGCCTGACGGCTTTGCACGCAATCTGCTTGCAGATTTTCCGTCATATTGCCCAGAAATCCCTTGCCAGACATACAGTCTGCCTGCGGAATTTCTATGCAATCTGCCGAAAAATCTGACTACGCATCTTACGCACAAGCTTTATTCAGTGTTTCCTAAGCATTCGTAAAACAGAAAAGAAACACACTTTTACCCGAAAGGAGAAACGATCATGGAAAAATTCGTACCATTTGAAAAACTAAGCAAGAAGAAACAGAAAGCACTGAACGACCAGAAACGCGGCGATTGGGGAAAGGTCAACCCTGCCACACAGGTCTTGCCGGACAAGAAGAAATATTCCAGAAAACAGAAACACAAGGGGAGTGAACTCGATGATTAAAATAGAGGGTACTTACAACACAGCGATCGTCTATGCAGATACCATAGAAGCGGGTGCCGAGGGGCAGATTCAGAAGCTGGTATCACAGGAATTCACCAAGGGCAGCCGGATTCGCATTATGCCTGATGTACACGCAGGCAAGGGCTGTACCATTGGAACGACCATGACCATTACGGATAAGATCGTGCCGAATCTGGTGGGTGTAGACATTGGCTGCGGCATGGAAACGGTAGAACTGAAAGCCGGGAGAATCAACCTGCCGGAACTGGACAGTTTCATTCACAAGAATATTCCCTGCGGATTTGAGATTCGCAGTGCCGCACACAAATATATCGCCAATACCAGACTGGAAGAACTGTACTGTAAAGAAGCAGTTTCCATGCCCCGTGCGGAATGCAGCCTGGGGACACTGGGCGGCGGCAACCACTTTATTGAAGTGGACAAGGCAGAGGACGGCACACTGTATCTGGTAGTGCATTCCGGCAGCCGAAATGCCGGCTTACAGGTGGCAAAGTACTATCAGGACAAGGCGTATGCTCTGCTGAAAGAAAACGGGGAAATTCCCTATGAATTGGCATACTGTGAGGGGGAACTGCTGGAGCAGTATCTTCACGATATGCAGATCATGCAGGAATTCGCCGACTGGAACCGTCGGGCAATTACGGATACCATTCTGAAAGGCTGTAAGCTGAAAGAACAGGGGCGGTTCACGACAATTCACAACTATATCGATATAGAAAATCGGATTCTTCGGAAAGGGGCGGTTTCTGCACAGGCAGAGGAGTTGCTGCTGATTCCGATCAATATGCGGGACGGTTCGCTGATTTGCAGAGGAAAGGGCAATGCCGAGTGGAATTGTTCTGCTCCTCACGGAGCCGGCAGACTGATGAGCCGGAGCGATGCCAAGAATTCTTTTACCGTGCATGCCTATCGGAAGGAAATGGAGGGCATTTATTCCTCGACTGTCAGTGCAGAAACGCTGGACGAATGCCCTATGGCATACAAAAGCAAGGAAGCCATTCTGGAACAAATCACGCCGACCGCAGAAGTGGTGCGGGAAATCCAGCCGGTCTATAACTTTAAGGCGGAGTGATTGAATATGTATGGCATGGTTTTAGGTGGTGCGTGGCTGCTTTCGGTATCGGAAACGGCAATTGAAGTATTGCATCACCCCTCTGAAACTTTTGAGTTTGATTCTGTTGTGAAGCTGGTGCAGCAATACGGAAACGCCAGTCAACAGAAGCTGGCGGAACAGTATGCCTGCACGCCGAACGACACGCTGAAACGGCAGCTGATTGCGGTCTACCAGGACACGTGGTGCAAAGTGCGTGCGTGGGGTGTGTTTCAGGAGACAGTGACTTTTCGAATTGCCTCTGTAACATATCAGTGGTATCCGGCGATCACAGCATTTCTGCGTGCCAACCCGCGATTTCGGGAATCGAAAATTACGGTGGAACCGGAGCAGGCATGGGAGAAAAGAGCATATATTGATGCAGTGCCATATGATGTGATTTTGAATCCGGCGAATCGGGAGCGTTTTCAAAAAGCATTGACATCTGGAACTGACTTCAGATAGAATGTTTGCGTGAGGTGATGATTTTATGCCATTGTTCGCAGTATGGAATCGTAAAGGCAATACCGCACAAAGATTGTGCGACAGATGCGTCGTCAAATTTTTCGTCAGATGAAACAAAAAGCGGAGTGAATACTTGATGTATTCACGAGCATTTTGGTGAAATATGACGGGAAGTTTGCAAGCAGATGGCGTGCAAAGTCGCCAGACGCTCTTTGTGCGGTATTGCCTAAAATTGATCTTATTGAGGGGCATCGTGTCAGCGTGATTTGCAATGACGGCAGAGTATATGAGGGGTTCGGAGCTGTTCCGTGCATAGGGGAAGATGAGAATGGTGAAGAAACTGATGCGGTATTGCCTTAGATGAAGATACTTGGGAAAAAGATTATGAAATGATATGGAAACGAAAATGGGGGGTATCGTTATGAAACGATCGGATTTTCCTGATACCAATGATGAAGAATATAAGCGTTCTCGTTTTTTGCCCTGTGCGTTGCGGTTTCTCTATATCGATGATGACACGCTGCGTCGATTACAGTCGCTGGAGCTTACCAGTTATGAGGGATTTCCTTTGTATCTGGATCGCTATACTGTGCATGGCGATAGAGCGAAACAGGTTTATTGGATCAATGTCCGTCTGGAAGATTGGGAACAAGATCAAAAATTTCGCAATGCACTGGCAGAAGAATATGGAAGAATGGTAGTGCCGCACATTCGAAATCCTCAGATTCGGGAGTATGTGCTTGTCATGAACGAGAAACCGGTGTATATCTTTTTGCAATACAGCGGCTGGGCAGACGGGTGTTCCGTGAATATCCTGAAAGTGATCTCGGATCATGCTGCTAAAAATGAAATCGAGTATCTGAAGCAAGTCATTTCGAAGTGTGCAATGCTGCAATTTTCCGGCGGACCGGAGTATTGGTATCGGGATGATCATGCAGTTTTCACATCAAACCAGAAATGAATGGACTTGCAAAGATTTTTTCAAAAAAGCTTGACATATAGATAGAATTATGCTATAATGAAAACATCATCATTTGCGGAAGGAGTGTCATATCATGCAGACGAAAGGAACAAAGCAGATTTGCGAAAACCGGCAGGCACGGCATGAATATTTCATTCTGGAACGCTATGAAGCAGGAATTTCTTTGCAGGGGAACGAGGTCAAGTCTATCCGGCAGGGGCATGTGAATCTGAAAGATGCTTGGTGCGATATTTCTGACGGAGAATTGTTTATCAAGGGCATGCATATCACACCCTATGAGAAAGACGGACTGTTCCGGACAGACCCTATGCGGGTGCGGAAATTACTGATGCATCGTCAGGAGATCAACCGTATGTTCGGCAAGGTGAAGCAGGACGGTTTGACATTGGTGCCGCTTTCGCTGTATTTTAAGGATTCCCGCGTGAAAGTACAGGTGGGACTCTGTAAGGGTAAAAAACTGTATGATAAGCGGCAGACGGCTGCAAAACAAGATGCCCAGCGGCAAATTCGCCGTGCAGTAAAGGAACACAACCAGTAAAGATTGGCAGAATGGGGGCGTAACGGTTTCGACGGGGACGATGAAGCATGATAAGCGAGCAGAGATTGTCGCATCTCTTTAAACAGCGGCACGTTTAAAATTAAACGCTAAAAAGAACTTTTCTGTAAGCTTTAACAAGAGCCTGCAGGTAGCTGCCTAAGTCAGCTACTGTCGCCCGTAGGAGTACCACGGCCTACGCTGCGGCATCATTGCAGTGGTGAACGTTCCGGCGGCCTGTTCACACCGCAGGATCGGATTTGAACTACCTTTCTTAGCAGCCTGTTTACCGGCGGTTTTGAAAGGGAATCAATGTAGATAAACTACGCTCGTAGAAAGTTGTGTGGATTTGTTTTCGGACACGAGTTCAATTCTCGTCGCCTCCACCACAATCGTATCTTTGATGATACAATGTAAGAATCATGCACCCCAAAAATCGGGTGCATGATTTTTTGCTTTCGCAGCCTAAAGTGCAAACGATAGCTCGGCGTTTTTTCAAAAAGCAAACGATAGGTGGCGTTTTTTGAGGGGTGTCGATTGGACTTAATAAAATTAAGTGGGTTTTGGAGAGGAAAAAGGAGTGAAAAAGCAGCCTTGTTGGATTGTTTCCAAGGTGTTGGAAAGCTTCCGGCAAGGCCAGGATTTTACAATTATGGACTTGAGTTATGAAAAAAAAACAGCCCTGCCGGATTTCTCCAACAGGGCTGTAATTATCTCACACTTTTATCTCCGTCCCATCTCGGAATAGAAACACCAAACTCCCATCATGGAACACGGTGAGGTTCTCCAAAACAGCGTTCCAGACGGATTCGTCAAACGTCTCTAGCACAGAATCCGTTTTTTTCAATGTCTGCAAAATTTTCTGCATTTTGGCAATCCGGCGTTTCCGGTCGGACTCGGCTGCCTCCTCAGCATCAAGCTGTGCAGATAGCTCCTCATATTTTGCATTGAGTGCATCGAAATCCTCTCCACCGTGCTGGATGTACTCTTTTAGCTTTTCATTGACTGCCACAAGCTCATCTTGCAGCTCTTTCTTTTTACTTTCCTGCTTTTTCAAGCAATTTAAGGCGAATTGGCAATTCTTGATGACCACATCTTTCTGCGAAAAGTACTGTGCAAAAGCTTGCAGAAATTTCTCTTGAATTTCCGGTTCATACAAATGTGGTGTGGTGCAGAAATGACTGCCTTTAAACTTGCTGTTGCATTGGTAAATGACTCGGCGATATTTGCTGTTGGAATGCCAAACTTTCGCACCAAAATAACTGCCGCAATCTCCACAGATAATCTTGGTCGCATAAATGCTGGTGCTGCTGTATGGTTTCATACATCGTTTTTGAAATTCTGACTGCACAAAATCGAACTCCTCCGGTGTGATAATCGCAGGATGGCTATTCTCCACGTAATATTGCGGAACTTGTCCCTCATTGATTTGTTGCTTTTTCGTTAAGAAATCAACCGTAAACTTTTTCTGCAAGAGAGCATCGCCTTTGTATTTCTCATTCGTCAAAATGCTTTTCACCGTACTAGCTGACCATTTTTCCTTTCCGCAGGGAGTCGGAACGCCTTGAGCCGTCAGCTCATTTGCAATTTTGTAAGGCGTTAAACCGTCAATGAATCGCTGATAAATGTATCGAACCGTCTCCGCCTCCTCCGGAACAATCTCCGGCAGACCATTTTCGCCTTTCCGATAGCCCAAAAAGTGTGCATACGGCAAGCTGACTTTTCCATCAGCAAATCGTTTTCGCTGTCCCCATGTAACATTTTCCGAGATAGAGCGAGACTCCTCTTGTGCAAGAGAACTCATAATGGTGATGAGCAATTCGCCTTTGCTATCAAAAGTCCAAATATTTTCTTTTTCAAAGAAACATTCCACGTGATGTTCCTTTAATTTTCGGATAGTTGTCAAGCTGTCAACCGTATTTCGAGCGAACCGACTTACACTTTTTGTGATAATCAAGTCGATTTTTCCATCCAGAGCGTCCGCAATCATGGAGTTGAAGCCCTCTCGATGTTTCGTAGATGTTGCACTTATTCCTTCATCTGTATATATTTTAACAAATTCCCAATCCGGATTTCTTTGAATGTAATTGGTATAGTAAGAAATCTGTGCCTCATAGCTGGTGAGCTGTTCCTCGAAATCCGTGGAAACTCTGGCGTAAGCAGCGACTTTTCGGCGAGTTGGAGTGGTTGTGGACTGCCAAGTTGTCCGATTGATAGACGGCGGAATGACGGTTACTTTTGGCATTTTCTGCTCCTTTCTGCGGCAGCCTGTCGCATCTCCGGTGTCCAGCTTTCACTTCTGGAATAATTCTTCCAAGAAATGGCTTTCTCCGTATTATCTTTGAAAAGGAAAGTCAGCCAATTCGGTGACACCAGAATGTTTTCAATTTTGCTTTTCACAATTTCCACGTCAAATTCTTTGATTTGCAAAGCAGAGCAAATCTTCTCATAGAGAATCCGTTCGGAAATTTGCTTTGCCGTAGGACAGTGTGATTTTCCTTGACGCAGATAGGTCGCACACATCCAAACCGCACCTTGCTTGTAAATTTTTCGCTGGTAGCTTTTTCCGCAAGCAGCACACTGCACCATGCCGGACAGCGGATAACGGTTCGTTGCACCGGGATGGGAGAATTGTTTCGTCTGTTTTTTTACTAAGTTTTGAACTTTCTCGAACAATTCCGCAGAAATAATCGCCTCATGGGATTGCTCCACGAAATATTTCGGCAGCTCGCCTTGATTTTTCATCTTTCGTTTTCCAATCGGGTCTTGTCGGTAATATTTCTGCAATAACATATTCCCAACATATTTTTCATTGACCAGAATTTCTTTCACACGCTGACCCGTCCAAAAATTGCCTTGTCTCGTGGAAATCCCCATGGCGTTGATTTTTTTCGCAATGGCACATTGTCCCATTCCGGAGCAATAATCCGCAAAAATCATCTGCACAATTTTGGCTTCTGATTCCTCAATTTCTAGCACACCATCGGCATTTCTGCGGTATCCGAAAATGGTAATGCTGCCAATTTTGCCTTGCTGGAAATCGTTTCGGATTCGCCATTTCATGTTGTCGCTGACGGATTTGCTCTCCTCCTGAGCGAATGAGGCGAGGATGGAAAGCATCAATTCGCCGTCTCCGGAGGTGGAATGCAAATTTTCCTTTTCAAACCAGACATCAATTCCTAAACTTTTCAGCTCCCGAACGGTCTCCAAAAGTGTGACGGTATTCCGTGCAAACCGAGAAATCGACTTGGTAATCACCAAATCCACCTCTCGATTCCGGCACTTTTCTAACATTTTTTGGTATTCCGGTCGCTCATCCTTTGTTCCGGTTTTCGCTTCATCTGCGAACACACCGCAAAACTCCCAGCCGGGGTGCTGCCGAATCAAGTTTTGGAAATAGTCAATCTGAGCCGCTAAAGAGTGCAGCATGGCATCTTTTCCGCTGGAAACTCTGGCGTAAGCGACGACTTTTAGCAGCTTCGGCTTGGACGGTCGCTGCTGCACCCGATGTACTTTTCGCTCCAATTTCATCACCTGTTTCTTTGTATTAAGCGTATGCTTGCTAACATATTCCCTCTACTGGGGGCAGAAAGTCAAGCACTTTCTCGGAAAATACTGCCCAAAGATAACCCGCATTTCTCGGCGAGAGTTTGTTCACATTGCACAAATTCCGACTGGGTCAGCAGTCCGGATTTTAGGAAATTTCGCAAAACCGCCATAGATACTTTGTAAATTTCAATTTCTTTCGTCATTGATACCTTCCTTTCGCAGCACAAGCACGAGAGCAATATTTTCTCGGATGATTTCGATAGCTGAGAACCGGCGTTCCGCAGAACGCACAGGGAATCGTGGCTGCGTTTTCATGCTGCATTTCCTGCGGATGCGTGTTCCAATAGTGCATCCGGCAAGCGTCACAGCAGAATTTTTTCTGCTTGCGATGCGGCACTTGCAGAACAGGAGTGCCGCAATTTCGGCAGACATTGTTAGGGTGATTTCGCTGTAAGTAGGACTTGATGGAGTTTTGCGAGACGTGCAGAAAGGCAGCGATTTTTGGAATTGAGATTCCGACCGCCACCATTTCATCAACCGAATTTTTCTGCGATTTCGTCATAATGCACCTCACTTAAAATTATCGTAAGAAACATACCCGGTCACGTAGCTGCCAATTGGAGTCTTTCCGCAGTTGGCGGCAGTGTTGGTAATCCGATATCTACCGTTGGCACAAGCCTTGCCGTCATAGATGTAGTACGTGCCGGATATTTTCTTGGAAAAGGTCTTTGCAGAATCCGAGGAAAAAAGCGGAGCATTTTGCAATGTTACACGCTGTCCTTTGGAGAAAGTAGGATTCGAGGTGTAAATCACTTTTCCGGAGGAATCGAAAACCGTATATCCGGATTTACAAGCCTTCTTGGCATTTTCCAATGAGGAATATGCCCCAATCTGCGACTTTGCATCAGCCCATGTTTTTCGGATGCGGTAAATCTGTGAGGTAGTAGAAGTAGATGTTGACGTTGTAGAACCTTTCAAATAAGACTGCACCTTCGCCTTGAAAGCAGACCAGTGCGGCAAGATATACAGCGGACACATTTTGTACTTGTTTTGCATGGTGTTCAACTGATCTACCGTGCCGGACTTGCCGTCCCGAACATTTAGCCAGTGGGTATGGGTGTATAAATGCGATATACCCAGACCGTATTGTTTGAGCAAAGCCGCAGCCAATTTCGCACAGTTATCTTCCGATTTCTTGTCAATTGAGTTATACGCACCGGACATGATACACTCAATTGCAATTGTGCGGCGATTTCCGTTTCCGGAGCCGTCCGCAGCGTGCCAGCCGGAGAGCGTCAGCGGCAAGTTCTGCCACGCACAAGTATTGTCCACGTAATAGTGAACACGCACATCGTTCATGTTGCCGTTTACCGTGGCACGAGTGTACTGTTCTGCCGGAGTTGTGCCGGACGCAACAGAAATCCAGTCTGTGTTATGCACGGTCACACCGATAATTTTTCCGGTCATAGAGACACTCGGCATATCAATTCGATTCGGGTTATGTTTGGTAAGCAGATATTCCTTGACGGTCACACCACCGAGTGTGGATGTAGAATCAGGTCTTAAAATTGCCATAAGTTAGTCCTCCTTGTTTGAGTTTTCAGTTGATTTTTCTTCGGTTCTGCCGACTTTCGTCTGCAAAACATCGATTGCTTTTTTGATTGCAGGCGGATACGGGATCCCCATTAAACTTGTATTTTCCACAATGGAAAGCAGTTCGTTCAGGCAAAAGCTGATGCAAACAGCATCCCGGATGTAGTTGGTATTCAGCAGAATATCCATCCGAACTGCAACGACGATCAGCATTAAAGTGCAGACTTTTTTCGCCAGACCGAACCAGCCGGCTTTGGAAGAAAGTCCGCCGCTTTCCGTGTGTTTCGATTTTTTCATTATGGCGGTGATGATGCCGGTGAAAAAGTCGATTGCCATAAAGACGACTAGTGTCACCAGAGCAGAGTCCCAGCCGCCAAAAATGGCAGTAAAAAAGCCGCCGGCCAAGCCGACAGCTACACAAATGGTTTCTTTCATTTTCAACCCTCCAGTACTTTCAGAAATCGGATTTTCGGGTGGGAATTGTTGCTTCTGCCTGCCCATGCAAGGTAATATTCGCCGTCAGAAATGCCGGTGCATTCTGTGATGGTGGTGATAAAGGTTTCCGACTGCAGCCATTGGAAATCCAGAGAAACCGCACGATTTGCATCGATCTCTGTGTTCACATACACACCAATAGGAATGTCGATCTTCTGCGGTTTCTGCACCAGATACAGGCTTCCGGCTTCGCTGGAACCCGACTGATAGGACATCACGATTTCCGCATTTTTCGTCAGAGACAGAGGCTTTGCACAAACGGTCAAGACCGACTTATCCCAGTTAAAACACGTTTGCGAGTAGGACAACATGAAATCATTTTCTGCACTGCAAAACTGCGGATAAGCAGTCAGGAAATCCGCCATTGTCTGATACCTGCCGTCCAGAATCATACTGAGATTTGATGCATAGGTCGAAATGGCATTCTGCCCGGACTGAAACAGGACGGTGTAATTTCTGCCGCTTGTCAGGTTGTCGATTTGCTTTTGCAGGCTCTCCAAAGTGCGTTCTGTCTTTTCCGAATAGACCGTAACCTTTGTGCTAAGCCCATTGATTTGTGTGCCGAAACCATCCCATTGTGCGATTTTAGCGGCAGTGATCTGATCCAATGCGGATTGATTTTCGTGGGTATGCGATTTATCTTCCAGGTGTGTGATGGAAAGTGTATGCTCCTGCAGGGTGTACGTCAGACTGTCGGACAATTCCTGCACTTTTTCATCCACATAAGTAACCTTAGCATAGGGTGTAAGGTCTACGGCTGCACCCTCTGTTAATGTCACTGTAGTTGTACCATTTTTATCTGTAATGGTGATTGTGATAACACTGCCATTCTTCACAACATTCGCAATCGGGGAAAAGCCGTCTGTGCCGTCTTTACCAGCTACGCCAGCATCTCCCTTTTCACCTTTTTCTCCTGGAACGCCCTGCAGCCCTCTATCTCCGGTGTTGCCCTTTTCACCACGCTCACCAGTATCACCTTTTTCACCTTTCAAGGATAAAAGCCATTTTTCCTCGGAGTCTTCGTAGCCATGCTCCACTGCAATTGCATATGCTGATTTTCCATCTGTACCATCTTGACCGGGATTTCCTTTGGCTCCTGTATTGCCTTTTTCACCTTTATCGCCTTTCAAGGAAGAGAGCCAGTCTGATTCAGAGCCTTGATAACCTTGTTCTACCGCAATTTGATATGCAGATTTACCGTCTGTACCTTTTTCTCCATTTGCACCATGATGAAGCGTTGCGGAAGTTTCACCATCAGCATCGACAATGGTAATTACAACACCAGACTTCATTTGCTCCGCCTTCACTTTTGGAGAAAATCCATCTTTTCCATTTTGAAGTCCAGCAGTCTTTTCGTCCAGTTTTTTCAAAAGCTGCGTATACAGATCCAGAGTCGGCGGAATTGGCGTATCCCCATCTGCAACAAACCCAGATAGTCGAATGTGCAGTGTGAAAGGAACAGTGGTTGCTCGAACCGTGGTATCGCTTTCCGCATCGTAGCCAAACAAACTCATCTTCACCGCACCAGGATGCAGTTCGGCAGGCAGCAAACAAGTCGTTCCCTCTGTGCCAAGCACTACGTTGTATGTTTCTTCGCACTGCGTGAACTGCACCACTTTGTGCAGCGTTTTCCAAGCTCCATCGAACACGAACTTTACCGAAACAAATGCGATCTGGTCAGAGGCAATGACCTCTCGCTCCAGTGCTTCGATTTTTTGCTGTTTCACTAAAAATTTCATCATCCGTTTTTCACCTCGTTCCACACATTATTTTCAGGATCATATTCCAAATAGCCGTCTACACACTGGATCTTTTTCAGATAATTGTTGTAAGAATGTTCTCCGGAAGACATCCAGTTGACCGGTTTGGTGATGGCGTTCCACTGAGCGATCGTCCCTTCATATGTGATGGCTGTTAGACTTTCACAGTATGTCAGCATATTTTCCCCAAAGGTTCTGCAATTCGCAGAAATGGTAAGGCTGGACAATGCTGTACA